ATATCCTGTTGAAGAAACTACAGACTTTGTTTCTACTGCAAATAATGTAGGGTACATATTTTTAATTTGGTCACACACTGCATCAAATACATTTTTACGAGGAAATGGTGGAGCAATTTTAATTAAACTACCATTAAAGTGTTCTGCTGCAGTAGTTCCTCTAACTCCTCTTGTAACTGTAACTGTGTTAGTAACAGCGTTAAGGTCACGACATAACATAAGTTCTTGACCTATTTCAATTATTGTACCTGCATCTAAAGCATCTTCTTCTTCTGTAGATAACAAGTCACCATTAAAAGTAATTTCTGTAGCTGATGATGTTAAGCCATTACCACCTGTAATAGCATCATTGTTACTTAGTGTTGTATAACTAACTAAGTCATCCATAGGCTCAAGATATTCTCTATAAGTCCTATCTACTAGGTTTCCAATAGTTGAACTCATTGGACCTCCTAAGCAGTTCTAAATATTAATTGTATACTTCTGTCAGCAGCTTCTGTACCATTAGATGTAATTCTTAAAAATCCACTAGATGCAAAAGCCCAACCACTAGGGTCAACTCTTACTGCATCTCCTACTGATATGGTATAAGATACATCAGTTCCATCAGTTTCTTTTACATCGTACCAGTTAGTACCATTAACAGAAAAATCAAATGTAACTGCAGTACCTGTCATAGCTGCAGGAAATACAATTCCTGACAATAACATACCATCAGTGTTTACTTTGAGTGAATTACTTGCATCTGCAGATACATCAATCAATGCTTCTTTAACGTTAAATTTATACATATCTTCCTTACTATAGCACAAGAAAAGGGTGGAGGTGGAGTTCCACCCTAATCTTGTATTTAATATTTACTACGGAGTAGCAATCTCGTCTATGTGGAGATGATATTGTGGAGGACCGAAGTCGATTCCCATTTCCATATAGATTGCTTTTGCAACTCTTGCATAGTCATCTTGGTCAATATCTCTCACGAATACTGTTCCTTTACCAGGAATGTTTGTGAAGATAGGTGTGATATAAGCCATATCAACGATGAACGCATCGTTTGAACCTAAGATGTTTGAATCAAGTACCATCATTCCGATAGAACCAAATGGTGTAACAACAGTATCAATGTTGATACCTCCAACGTTTCTATCTCTTGGAAGTACAGCAGCAGTAGTACCACCTGATTGTGGAACGTGTAGCTGTTTGTTTAATTCAAGCAAGTTTGCAGAGTTAACCAAAAGTACTGGATTTTTAACTGGTGCGTTTGCATCATAAAGGGTTTTAAGTCCTTTAGCAACTGCATCCCAGTCTAATTTCTTAGCAGTACCACCTGTAGCTTCTGTGCTTGTATTGAAGTACTTGTTTCCTCCATTTAATGCACAGTGTGCTGATAGTCCTCTAAATGTTCTGTTATCAGAAACAGGACCACCTGCATTAACTCCGTCTGCGAATACACCGTTGATTGCAAACCATTCAACTTCTTTAGCTACTTTATCAAGTGCTAATTCAAGTTGTTCAGCCATCTCATCAGTAATTGGATTACCTCCGAATAAAGCTAATTTATTTGCAGCAGTAACTGTTCCGTCACCATCTGATGATGATGGGAAAGCAGCACTTAATGCAAATGTATTTTGTTGATTATAAGCTGCCATAGCTGTGTATGACATCTTTACACCTTTGTGGAATATCTGTGTTACTTGGGTGTAAGCTCCTCTGTTTCTACCAAGGTATTCTGTTGGTTGTCCACCTTCAGTACCTTCTGTAGGTAAGGAAGAGATTGTTGCACTGTCAGCTGTTTGGAATTGGAAAAAAGTTGATTGAATAACTTTTCCACCACCTGACAAGCCCCCAATAGCAGATAAGAAAGGTGTTCTTTGACCACCTACTCTAAATAATTCTCCTTGAAAATTATTTATATCTTGTGAGTAAATTGGGTCAGGGGTTGTAATAGCTCCCATTTTATTCTCCTATTTTTACTTATCTTTATTTTGGTCCATCATAGTTAATTTAGCTGCGATGGATTGTCTTGTAGTTGTGTCAGGAGAGTTTACATACTCTTTAAATGCAGCCATAACATTTTGTGGTTGAGGGTCTACACCTAATTTATTTAATTGCTCTACACGTGATTGAGCTTGAACAACATTATCTGTAACTGTTCCTTGTGATTTAGTTTCAACATTAATAGTATCAACTTCACCAAACTCTGACTTAACAAACTCTTGAATTGCCTCAACGTTTACTTCGCCATCATATAGTTTAGTAACAGCTTTACCAATACCTTTATCAGGTTCTAATCCCATAGAGCTTAAAGCAGAGTTCATAAGGTTCTGCTTAAATGCTTTGTTCTCTGCTTTGAGTTTTTTATACTCATCACGGAGTTGAGCTATTGAACCTTCTTCAGGTTGTTCTATATTATCTTGTTCTATATTTTCCATATATAATTTCTCCATCTTCTCTAGCATATAAAAATCCCATAACATTAATCGCTAGGTAATTAAAAGGATTTGTTTACGCAAGGATTTGTGAACAACAAAGAGAACACCTTGGAAGTTCTCTCGATTTATACGACCCTATTTTTTAAGTGCCGAACTCGACAGGCACTACATCTAGTATAACAGATTTATTTGTATTGCAAGTTTATTTTAGGCTTCTTCTAAACCTATGACTGCACCTGCTTGAGTTTTAGCTGCACCTGTTTGTAATGAGCTAAGAGATGCTTGTTGAGCTAATATAGCTTGTTGCCTTCTAGCTTCTGCAGGGTCTTGGAATACATCAGTTTGTAATACATTTTCTAAAGTTATTGGTGTAGTTCTTGCTTGTTGCCTACTTAATCTATTTAATGTAGCAATCTTGTCTGCACTTCTAGCAAACAATCTTGATGCACCTTCTTGTGTAATACCTGCTTGTAATAATCTTTGTGCTTGTTGTGTATTTAAATCTAAGTTTCTAAGTGCAGCTTCAGCACCTAATTCTGATTGAGCTATTTGATTTGTTAATATTGCGACTGACATATCAGGGTCAAGTCCTGCAACTAATACAGCTTGGTCATTAACATCAACACCAAAGTTTGTAGAGTAGTATGCTTTTATTTCTTCTGCTAAAGGATTATCTATAAATGCTTGACGTGTACGTTCTACTCTAGTTCTAAACTCTGATACTGATACATCGCCTGCAATAAGCTGTGCTACTTTTCCTGCTTGGTCGAACACAGTAGGGTTTAAACCATTTTCCAAAAATACTCTAAAGTAACCTTCTCTAGTTTGTTCATATTGAGTTTCTGTCATTCTTAATGAACCGTCATCTCTTCTAATACCAGGATAAAACAATGGATACTCTTCTGATTGTCTTACTGCAGCTATAGCAAAATCAGCACTACCTGTTTCTATGTATTGGTCTGTATATGTTTGTAATAAACTACCTTTACCTTTTAACCAAGGAACTATATCTTCAATTTGTTCAGGAGTAAGTACATCTTCAGGAGTTGATGCTGCTGATGACTTACCAAAGTTATCAAATACACTTTGTAGTTTAGAAAAGAAATCTTCATTAGAGGTTACACCTTCTGTTTCTGTACTGGTACTGGTTGTAGTAGTTGCTGTAGTTGTAGTAGCAGGCATACCTGGATTTACTTCTCCATCAGGGTTAGGTGTGCCAGGAGCAAAATCGTATTTATATTCTCCTGCTTCAGGTGCATCGGGATTTGTTTGACCTGCAGGTCCTTCTTGTCCGAGTAAGTTAAATGGCATTAGTAAATCCCCGTTGCTGCACCACCTGCGATGACTTGACTAAAGCCTTGACCTTTTAATCCTGCTGCCATCTTAGTTAATGCTCCTTCATCATTCACAGACAAGAAGTGTGCCCTAGCTAGTTTACTTACTTTACTAGGGTCAGCTTCTTGTAGTATAGAGTACACGAAATCTTTATCTCGTCCACTCTCATCTAAGTTACCCTCTTTAGATAATACAGGACGTAATGATGCTAATGCTATATTATAGCTTTTGCCTTTGAACCTATCGGCTACGCTAGCATCCCATATCTCTTGTAACTGTGCATCGAGTATTGCCTCGCCACCTTGTATCCCATATACATTTGATAAATACTTAATATCGTCTGCAGTAAATCCACTTCCAAAATCTGGTCCTAGTTTCTGTAATATTTTTTGTTGAACTTTATTAATGTTTGCTTTGCTAACAGATTGTGAAGCAGTATTGTCTTTAATGTATTGTGTGAATACTGGGTCACGATATCCAGGTAAGTCAGGATATGCTAGTAATCTAAATTGTTCTGACAACATAGCTGAATCATATTTACCAGTTAACCTTTGGTTATATAGATAGTCAGTAAGAGTTTCATCTATATCTACTAATCCATATTGATACATCAAACCACTAACTTCTAGCATAGCTTTATCTTCTAATGCTCTTAGTGTTGCATTACTATCACTATCTGTTCCTAATGCAATAGCTTTAAAGTATTGTAATTCATCTCCAGTTAAAGCATTGATGATATTACTCTTGATTGCATAGTCATCGTAACTTAATACCTTACCTTCAAACAATGATTCAAGATATACATTCAATACTGAATAAGTACCACCAATATCTTCTCCTAATTGGTTGACTGCACCTTCTGCTTCTTTATCTAACAAGAAAGGATTTTTAACAGCCTCTGCTTTTATTTCTGATATAAATAATTCTAAAGGATTTAATTCTTGAAACTCTGCAGGTATCTGTGCTAGGTCACCAAAGAACACTGACATATTAAGTATGTCATCAGGTGCTTGTGTTTGAAATACTTGTCCATCAAATAAAGTATCAGCAGTATAGTAAGTATATAATTCTTCTTCTACTAAAGGTATCTTAAAGAAATAATAATATTTATCTCCTGCTTTTCTTACAAAGTCTGCTTTTGCAGTTACAGGAATATCTACTGTTGTAGTTCCTTGGTCTTGATTAGGTGGTGAAGAATATACATAACCTGCATCGATAGCTTCTTGAATTGTTGCATACTCACCTGCTAAACCATCTTTATTATAATATATTGCCATTAACCACCTAGCCTTGCTTTTTGTCTGCCTAGTTCTGCTACGAAATCTATAATAGTTCTATCTACATCATCATAATCACTTCTTCTAGGTTGAGGTAGTTCTTCAATATCGTATCCTAATTCTTGACCTAAGATAATTTGTATCTGTCTTTTAGTTTCAGGATTAGCAGAACCTTCTTTAGGATTTACCATCATAGAAATTTTATCAACTGCTTTATTAAATCTACTTACTTCTCTTTCAGAGTACCCTACTTCTCTACGCTCCATACCTAAAGCACCTTCTTCCATTTCAGTTTCTATAGGTTCAGTAGGAGTAACGACACCACCTTTTATTTGAGGTATTTCTAATTCATAAAGCTCTTCTGCTGCAGAACTAAATCCTGCTCTCCAGTATATAGAATCAAAACTTTGTTCTTTAATTCCTTTTGTTTCATCTTTATATACACTCCAGTTATCATAACCTTCGTTACTATTAGCAATGATTATTGCAGCTATTGCAGAGTTCATTGGGTCTTTAAGTAGGTTAGGCATTTCACTTGGTTTAACATTATCAAAGATATCAGTGTATTCATTATTAACTAATGTGACATCACCTTCACCAGTATGGTCTTTATACCAAAATTCATTAACTTGAAATGGACCGAAAGATACTTCTCTCTTACCAGTTTCCTCATCAACAATAGTAGATTGACCAGTACCAATACCTTCTCCCTTTTCGCTTTCAGCATAAGCAATAGCAACTAAAGTAGCTAAGTCAGAAAAGTTTTTTGATGGGTCTTTGTCTAATTCCATACCTGCTGCTTTTAAAGTATTGGCAGCAGTTATTAACATCGCAGCTAATTCTAATGGTGTCATTATGATGGTGCTCCTTGTTCTATGGCAGACAACCCTCTATTTGCAGCTAACAAATTACTGGTTGCTCTATCATATCTATTTTGTTTACTAAGAAAATCTAATTCAGGTTGTATAAGATTCTGTATTGCTACACCTAATCTTTGTGAAAACAATGCGTTTTGTCTTTCTATTGCTCCTGCACCAAAAGCTCCAAGTTCTCCAACAACTTCTATTTGTTGGTCAAACAATTCAGGATACATTAACTTTAGTTCTTCATCAGACAAATTAGGATTACGTTCTTTTAGTTTTCTAATTTGTGCAGTAGAAGATATAGCAGCTTGACCTGCAGCAATACTACGTTCCTCTGCTTCTTTTTGCATTTTTGATATATCTTTAGCTACATCTGCAGATATCTTATTGACTAAAGCACTAGCATTTTTAATATTACTTAAAGTCATTTGACCTCCAGGAAAATATTGTTGTAATGTATTGAGCATTAAGTATCCTGCTGTTTCATCTTGAAATACAGGGATTTCAGTTAACACATCAGAGAACACTCTATCTTCTCTTGTAGCAACATCTTTATCTAATTCATTAAATAAGAAATCTCTTACTTCTTTATTCCTTACATCATCCCAAGCATACTTAGTTTCTTCTGTACCTAATCCTAAGAAATCTAATAACGAACCTGCTACTTCAGGTATTGGAGGTACTCTTCCTTCTTTATTGTGTGTAGCCATAGCTTCTTGTACTGCTATTGCTGTTGCACCATCATATACTTCAGGTGTAAAAGATGTTCTTAAATACCCTGCTCTAATAAGTTTATCTTGCAAATCTCCAATGTATGACTCTGATAAGAAATCAGAACCAAACAATGATTGGTCCATATCAGGTAAATATACAGGAAAGTTTCCATAACCTGAATCAGGAGATTGTAACTGTGAATAACCTAAAGGGTATCCTCTACTATCTAAACCTAAAAATCTAATATCAGGAGCTACAGCAATTAAGTCTGCAATAATACTTTCTTCTGATAAAGGTCCTGTTAATGGTTGTACTTCACCAGTATCAGATATAGAAGCACCTGGTATCATACCCATTTGTACTGCATTTCTTAAAGTACTTTCTATTGCTTCAGCACTTAATGCTTGAACATCTGCTTTAATAGGTGCGTATAAGTTTGGACCTACACCTGCACCACCTGCTTGTACATCTACTTCTTCAGGTAATAATTCAGGTTCTTCTACGTAAGTATTAGGTATAACATTGTTAAAACCTTTTTTATATTCTGATTGAAAGTCCTCTACAATTCCTGTTACACCTTCTGCAGCAGCTACTTCTTGTAATATCTTAGTTTGATTAGCTTCAGCAATAGGTATACTATTGATAACTCTATTTATAAAATTAATAGTATTCTGTCTATTTTCTGCAGTTACTTTATTCCAAGCCTCTGCTGATTGTAGTTCTTGTTCAATAGATAATTCTTTGCCTAAACGTATTGCAGCAATTATCTCACCAATAATTTGTCCTAAACTTTTTTTTGCCATTATAAATTAGCTCCCTCTTCTAGTAGTTTAACCAAGTTTTCTTCAATTTGCTTGCTTAGAATATCTTGCCATACATAGTAAAATTCAGGATACTTTGTATATAAATCTTCTGCGTGTTTTCTAAATGTTTCACGTACATAATAACCAGTAAGTTTCTTAGGACTTACTTGTAAAGCACCTGCTTGTTTTTGTAATATCTTTTCAAAGTTATCATAAGATTGAAAGTATATATTTAATGCTTGAGCTACAGGATTATCTTTCATATCTTCTCTCATAGCACCATCTCTTAATTGTCTAACTTGTGTATCTAAGTCAGTAGGTCCAGGTGTTCTAGGTTGTATATCATATCCAGGGAATGTATCTCTTAAATAACCATTCATTCTAAATAACATTTCGTTTCTTACTTTAGCACTTGCTACATAATCTACTGAACCTGGTGTACTAATATTTCTTCTAAAGTTTTCCATAGCTAATCTACCTGCAGCCATATTGTAAAGTGCAGCCCATTCATTAACTTCTAAATCATATCTTGCTATACCTTCACCTATGGCATCTGCACTAAATGACTGTACCCAAGCTGTGTAACTAAACTCATCTAAAGGACTGTCAGGATTAAAATAATATGCAACATCAGGTAAGTCTTTAAACAACTGCTCATCTGCTGCAGCTAGTCCTGGTTCTGTATAAGGAGTTCTCCTTATTTCTTTTGATTTAGATATCAATAATGCTGTAGGGTCATATCCATATAATCTAGTAAATTGTTGTGTAGCTAATAACGAATCACCACCATTTTCTCTTAACAACTGATAGTAAACTGTAGCCCATACGTTAAAAGCAAAGTATCTACCATCAGGGTCTAATCCTGAATCAACTAATTCTTCAGGGTTCATATAAAGTTCTCCACCTGGCATTACTTCTTTTTCCCATCTAAAACTACCACCAGTAAGGAATGTACTTTGAACACCACTCTGAATTAATGTAAGTACTGATGCTTGTCGTTTAACTAACTGTAATGCTTGTTTAACTTTTTCTTCGCTACTTAAATCTAAATGACCTGCTACCAACTTAGCTCTCATCAAATCTTTAGCAGTATTTGAATATTGTGTTTGCCAAGATTCAGGACCTAACTGTAATGCTGCTCCTGCTTTTCTCATCCAAGAAGGTATTAAGTAATCAATATCATTTTCATTAATACCATAAGGGAATAATGTTTTATAGATAGCAGAGTTTTCTTTCATATTAGGCATTAAATACTTTGCAGCAATTTGTACAGCAGGACCAACTCCTGGTATTAAACCACCTGCAACAATGTTTGCTGATGAAGCAAAACCTACAGTTCTCATTCTTGTAGATTCATCTGTTATATTTTCACCACCAACAAATTGTCCTGTTTGAAAGTAATTATTTAATACTTTATCTACTACAGGAATAACAAACACTTCTTCATTAGTTAATGGGTCTGTGTATAAGAAACTATCATTATTATTATTAGGGTCTGATTCTCTTGCAGAATCTACAGTTAAATACATCTTACGTAACTTAGTTGGATTTTCTCTCATAAGTCTTGTCCAAGTAGTTGCAATTTCTTTATGAACTTCTGCGAATGGGAATATCAATGCAGTAGCTTGAGAAAACTGTGAGCGTTTATTTAAGTCATACAATAATTCTTGTACATCTTGTAACGCAACGGCTTTAGCTATTTCATCATATTGGTCTATATTAGATAAGTTAACACCACCTTGTGTAGGTATTGTATCATCTAATGCTTTTATTATTTTCTTATCTACTTTTGCAGCACGTGCATTTTTACGTACAGCATCTAATGCTTCAGCGTTAAGTGTATATGCTGTATCTGCTACACGTTGCCAATAAAATTGTTTAAAAGCAGGTGACCTAGATAAAAAGTTAGTTGGCTTTGACATTAGTATATCAAACCAAGCATTAACAGCATTATTGTAAGATGCACCTACACCAGGTCTGTTATCAATTCTTCGTGAAACTTTTACTACTTCAGGTCCTATTTCAACATATCTTTGTAGTTCATTTAACAATTCATCATATTGTTTCTCGCTAGCTTTTCTACCTAATGGAAGTTTTAATGTTTCAACATACTTATTTTCTGCATCTAAATATCCAAACTGTGTTTCACCTTTAGCAATACCTTCTATTAAAGGGTCAGATAATTTACCGTTTTCAGTTATTTCATAATACATACGTAGTGGTAAACCATTTTCATCTTTAGCATTTCTATATACAACACCTTTAGGTATTTCAACTTTTTGACCTTTAACCATTATGTACTTTTTAAAATCACCACCAGTTTTTTCTACAAGTCTTGCTTGTAGTGATTCTAAAAACTCTAATGTTCTATCTTGGCTTTTAACTATTTCTCTACGTGAATTTAAAGTAATAGCATCAGATTCTTCTGCCCAGGCTTGATATTGTTTCCACAAATCATCTGATATAACTTCTTCACCACCAAACCCACCTCTATACACAAGTGCATCTGCTAATTCATCTAATGTACTAAATTTGTATTTACCTTTACCACTTATAATTCTTGCTACTTCTACAACTAAATCATCATCTGCTAGTTGTTGTAACTCTGTAGCCCAACCTTGTGCATATCTTCTACGTGATGCACTATCTCTTAAAGCTAAATCTCTTTTAACAGTATCAAAAAATCTATCTACACTGTTTGCTTTTCTAATTAGTATTCCGTTACTACCTCTTGACATACCTTGTTTAAATAGCAATGCTTCCTGAAAAGACTTACCCAATATATCTGTAGATGCTTTTCTATTAAATGCGTAAGCTAAATGAGATATAGGATGTGTCCACATATTTGATAAATCTGCAGCAAACATACGTAACTGTTCTTCTGATATAACTCTTACAGTCCAAGCAAATCGTAATAACTGAAACGGTTTCCATACTTGTGTTACAGCATTATTTGTTAGTCTTAGTAAAACTGAATTAGTTAATCTTTGTGAATCTTTATCGTATTTATAAAATATCTTTGCAATATTTTTAGTTACTGCATTAGCAGCTATATTACCTGCACCAAATGCTTCTTGTAACATCTTAGGGTCATCAAGCATATCGAATACTTCTAGTACTATAGGTTCAAACTGACCTTCAAATTTCTTACCAGTTATTCTTTCAAACTCATCTAGTACTTCTTTTCTAGCATCTAATTGTTTCTTCTCAATATACTTTCTAGGATTTCTTACACTAGATGGAACAGTTGTATTATCTAATGTTGGGTATGACCAATTAGAAATAAACTCTGCAAACTTGTTGTCTGTTTTAACTAGTTCTGATAATTCATCACCATAGTTCTTTGATGACAGTAACTGTGGTAAATCAATACGTTTAGGACCTAACTTGTGTAATCCAGTCATTTCATAGAGTGTATTTCTAAATGTTCCAAGTATTCTAAATGTTTCATTCATATCAGGTAAAGGTATATTACCTGTTAGCATCTCTGACATTAACTGTGCAGTAGGTTGTGCAAACTGTAAATCACCATCATAAGTATTTAATATAAATTCCTTAACAGCATCTTTATCTCCTTTAGCTGCAAGGTTTTCTATTTCATTAATATCAAGTTGTGCTTTTGTAGCATCTTTAATTTGTTGACCTGCTTTTTGTGATTTAGCTCCACTAAAGCCCACATCTACAACATCATCACCAACAATAGATACCCAGTATTTTCTTGATTCTCTAATCTCTGCAATAAAGTTTTGTATACCTCCTGAAAATTCTTTAGGAAATCCTTTTGCAGTCATAAGTTTTTGTAACTCTCCAAGTATTCCTTTGTCTGCTCCTTTACCTGAACCTAGCAATATATTATAAAATTCTTCTGTCATACGAATTTTAGACACTTTAGTTCCTGACAAAGCCATATCGTTTAATTTAACATTTGAATCACCAAGTTTTTCAAACAGTTCTTTTCTTTGATTTGCATTAAATGGTAATGAATCAATAAGTTTTTCTAATTCTCTAAATCCTTTAACAGTAGAGTGAGCAGTTATATATGAAGGAGATACCTCTTTAAATAATCTAAACATTTTACTATCAGATGCTTTTCTTGATACAACAGCTCCTACTCCTAAAAAATCTCCCATATCTGAAAAGTCAATCTTGCCACCATCATCTAGTATTTTTCCATTCTTTCCAAATACACGTCCTGCTGCTCTTGATACGTGTCCCCTAAAAGTAAACGAATAAGGGTCTAATCTTTTTGTAATGTTTCCTGACCTAACATTCTTAGCAATAATATCTCCAACTTCATCAGCAGAGGTAGCTCGAAGTATTGCTTGTTTAGATGCAGGGTCTAAGTCAGGCAGTATCTTCATTAAGTTCTCGTATTTAATTCCACCTGATTGTACGTTGTCATAAATAAATTCGTATATCTGTTTACCTGTAGTGTTATGCCATTCCTCAAATCTAGTTTTATTTAATGAAGGCTTTAATACTTTAGATAAACCTGAAGCATTCTTAGCTTTTTCTATATCTTTAACACGACCAAGTCTTACTCCACTAACGTAAGCATTAATAGCTTCTTCATATTCTGCACCTGCTTTTCTAACAGCATCTACATCCATATCCTCAGGTCTAGCTCTTCGTAACTTATGAGATTTATCGTGTAATCTTTGTATATGAGCAGGAGCTTCACCTTTAAAAGCTAATGCGTGAGTTGCTTCGTGGTCCAAAATAAAATCTACGTAATCTTCATAATCGTTAATTACACCTTCTTTTATTCCTTTTCTACCACCACCATAAATTACTTTTCCATCAGGACCAGTTCTAAGAGTTTTAGTTATAGCATCTCTATCAATAAGAACAGAAAGGTTTACACCATCACCTTGTACTCTTGATATTGTTTTACCTAATGAAGTATAAGGTTGTCCTTTTAACGGTTTAACTTTATTTCTTGTAGTAACAACTTGACCTTTTTGTGTAAAGAAATTATAAGTATTTCTACCACCTTCTTTGGCTAGTGCATCTAACTCATCTAATGTATAAGTTGATTTAGTTAGTATGTTATCTCCAACATCTACATATCTAAAAGCTCTCTTACCATCAATAATGGTATCAACAGCTTGAAATATATCTGCACCTGTACTTCTAGTTGCTAACCAACCAGTCATCTTATTGGAAGTTGTAAATACTTTCCCTGCTTTAGTTAACTTACCAACCCAAGCACCTACTAAGTTTGCAGGGTCAAGTCCTAAAGTTACAACACCATCAATTAAACCTGATACTTGTCTATATCTTTCAGTTCCAGGTTGTGCAAAGTTCATAGCCATAATTCGACCAGGGCTTATTGTTTGACCTCTGTACTTATTAGCTTCAACAGCTTCACGTTCTAATTCTGTTATAGGTGTACCTAATTGTTGTTGAATAACTTGTTCTATTGCTTTTAATTGTTCAGGGTCTTTGATAGTACCTGCTATTTGTTTATATATAGCTGTATCTCTAGCAAGTGTTGAGTTACCAAAGTATCCTTCACCTAAGTTTACCTTTTCACCTTTAGCTAATGAACTTAATGCTCTAGTTGCAACAGTAGGTCCAAGTTGAGCTTTAGCTCTATCATATCTTTCAGCAAACTCTTTATCACCTGATAAAAACTCAATAACATTTTCTCCATTACCTGCACTAACTAATTCTGATATCCATATTAAGTTAGCCCATTGTGGTGACATTCCACCATCTATTGCAGCTCTTGCAGCAGCTTGGTATGGTCTTTTCACTAATGCTTCAGCAAACGAATCTAATCCTACAAATGCACCACGTACAAGTCCTCTACCAACAGCACGTAATTGTTCACCAAACTTTTTAGATTTTTCTTGTTCTATTTCTATTTGTCTTTGAACTAATGCAGATATTTCAGGTGAATCTTCAGTAAAACCTAACAATGCAGAACCTACCATAATATCTCTACCAAGAATATTGCCGTATTTATTTACAATACCTTCTAGGTTTACACCTATATCAGGTTTAGATTCTATTTGTGACTTAACAGCTTTATATTGATTTTCTTTAGTTCTTTGCTCGTCAATGTTTGCAAGCTCTAAGTCAGGTGGTTCATATCCGTAAAGTGCCATAGTTTTATATTATCATAGCACTTGCTTCTTCTGAACCTCCCAGTATGTCATTGATGCTTGCAAGTATTGCGTTTGTTCTGTTTATGTTTGTAGGATTGTTTGGCATATAACCTTCTACTTGAGGTAGTTCATCTACAGGATTAACTTGACTATCTGTAGTTCTAAAAGCATTACCTTCTATAACTGGTCCTCTTGTAGCAACTGGAGTTGTAGCAGGAATAACATCGGGTGTTATAGCACTAACACCACCTATTGCTGCTTCATCTTCAGGAAGTAATGGTGCTCCTCTTAAAGCAGCTTCACGTTCTGCTGCACCTTCACCTCTTTGAACATCTATTCCAAATGCACCTTTTTTAACACCTCTAGTCATTGTTATCTTCTATCCATATCATTTGTAATCTCCCATATCCTGGAACATATACTATTGTTAAGCCATCCATATTGCTCCACTCGCTATCTTCTGTTTCTTGTATTTGGTCGTTTAAATACAATTCTGCAACATCTAATTTATTAATCTTCCAATCTTCTGCAGTAATAATTTTATGAAAGGCATTATTAATATTGGCTTCTTCCATTATCCTGCTCCTTGTAATAAACTTAAAACATCTTGTGGTCCAGGAGGTACACCACCAGGAACAGCCATTTGTTGTGGTCCTGCTCCACCTAACTGTGCCATCATAGCTTCTTGTTGGTTTAGTTGTGGTTCTTCTGCAGTAAAATACTTCTTCAATATAGAACCGATATTATTAGGATTAGTATATATCTCTACTAATGCCATTTGAGCTTTAGCATCATTTTGACTAGCTCTAGCTAATAACGATTCAAACATAACTTTTTCAGCTTTTTCTTTAGTAATCTTTTCATTAATCATTTGTAGATTATCTAAGCCGTCCATTTCTTTTTGCATAGTTTCTTTATCAATAATACCTGCTTGATATAATTGCAAACCTGTAATAACTTTACTTGCTTCATCAAATGTAGCCATAGCACCATACTTACGTTTTGTTAAGAAGTTACTATCTATATCTGTTGCAGGTGTATAGCTTTCTGCAAATGATGAACCACGTAATGTACCTACTAATGGTTTACGTTTGTTTAATGAAAGTTCATCTAACTCTAATCTTTTGTAATCTAAATCTTGAATAGCGTATTGTAATACTTTATGATATTCATTTACCATTGCACCAATACCTGCTTGTAATTCTTCTAATCCTCTACCAGTAACAAAACTGTTAGGAGATATAGAATCGTCTTGTACAGGATAACCTGCTACAGTTCTAAGATGTCTTTCAAGTCTTGATACAGATTCAAATAACTGATAAGGCAAGTTAGTAACTGGTTTAATTACTTGTGAACCTGGTGCTAAATAGTTAATAGCATTTCTACCTTTACGGTATTGTCCACTTTCAATCTCACCTACAATATTTGTTTCTGTAAACACTGCATCTTCCATTGCTATGACTGACATAATATTTACTTTTGCCATAGCAGCCATTAAACCTATAACTTGGTCAAACTGTCCTTGTATTTGGTCAAAGGAATATCTTTTAGCACAAACAAAAGCAGGTCCTGACTTTAATGGATTTGGAACAAAGTCAACAATAGTTTTGGAAGCAACGTGAACAACATATGTACCTTCAGGGTTTATGTATTCAACTACTACTTCACCTTTTTCATTAGAGTTTTCCCAAGAGCCATCTTGTCCAGGATTAACATATAAACCTGATGTAAAATTATAAGGTTCATTTGTTTTCCTGCCTTGGTCTGAAAAATATGATTTAAGTTCAGGGTACATTTGTACAAGATATTCACCAGGTATTCTTCTTATAGTTACAAGTTCTTCAGCCATTTGGCTAGCACCTTGATAACCTGGAAATGTAGAGTAAGGGTCACGTAACTCTGCTACAGGATATACATTACCCTGTGGGTCAGCTTTACTTGTAATAACCCATACGGCAAAACCATAACCTGGTAACCATCTAGCTACTTGAGGTAAATGTGTTTCTAATCTATTGAATTGGTCATAAGAAGTTACAATTCTTTCTAACTTATCTTTTTTCTTTTTATTACGTTCACTATCTCTAGGATTAGTAATATGCACATCTAATGCAGGTAATCTACCTATTTTCTGTGCAAGTCTATCTAATGCTGATACTAAAAGGTTTGGAGCAGGCAATAAATCTTCATCCATATTTTGCATTGATGGTCCTAGCAAAGCTGCTAATCCATCTGTTCCACCATTCATAATTGCTCTAAATCTTGCTCTATCAGGCAAAGCCTCATCGTGCATTTCTTTGAGGTGTATCGTTCTGTCTAAAATATCTTTAACTAGCATTTAACTCCAGGGTGCTTCGTTCCATTCTACTATATTAAATCCTTCATAGCTAGGTTTGTAATCAATTCCTATATCAGAAAAAGTTGCCTTTTGCAACTTTCGTAATACTTTAATAGGAAACCAACTTGCCATAACTACGTCAGACCTGTAAACATTTTTACGTCTAGCAGAAAAATACGATAGCTGTTTTCTGTATATCTCTGATTTTACTTTAGATTCTGTATCTCCGTATGGCAAAATAATTAATTTATCTGTAAACATAGGTGCAAGTGTTGTTACACCAAAATGACTATCCCATTTATTTTTATATGTTTCGTGACCTTCTAACATTATTCCATTATTGTTAGCATATTCTTTTATACGTGGGTCTTGTCTAATAGCTTTTTGAAAGTTGTTTTCTTCAATAACCCAGTGAGATAAATTATATTTTCTATGCCATTCTTTAATTACCCTAAAGGCTTCTTCTATTCCACCACCTTTATTATTTTCTAAATCAACCATTTGTAATAAAGCATCTTCTCCATTATCAAGTATTGCCCATAAAAATGCAGCTTGATATCCTGAAGCAGCAGGGTCTAAGCCTGCAACTAAATAAGAATGCTTTGGTATTACTCCAATATTTTTATTTATATCCATACATTGTGTTATGTGTTCAACATTGAAAATAGATGCTCCACCTTCTCCTGGTCTATTCTGATAAACCATTTCAAATCTTTGTAAACCACCAGTTGTCATAGCATCACGTTTACGAGATAGTAACCATTTGTAAGTTCTAAACCCTGACCATAACATACAGTCAACGTGTTCTTCTTCTTCAAGTTCAGGTATTGTACAACTAGAACTATGTGCTTCTTCTACTATTGTTGTCCAAGCCTCACTATCTAATAGCGATGAATACAAATCATCAGGATGCTGTCTTGAACCAATAACAATAATTGCTGTGTGTTCCTCTTTACGAGATGCAAGAGTTGTTGTCCACCAGTTCTTAGTATTATTTCTAGCACTAGGTTGTGCTGTAGATGCGTGGTCCTCAATGTCGTCTGCAATAATTAAATCACAGTCACGAGATAATATCTTGCCACCTTTACCTATACCAATCATTGTAGGTGACTTAATACCGTGTACTGTTCTTGTTGATACAGTAAAACCATTTTGTGACCAAGATTTACCAGTTCTTGTTCTAGGTTTAAAAGAACCACCTGGTCCACAAAAATCTTCTTTTAATGCTTCATTACTTTCTAATGTATCAATTACAGATGACACAGAGTTCTTAGCAATATCTTCATTACCACCAACCCACATAATTCTAATGTTAGGGTTTTTCATAATACGCCATACAGCAAAGTGAATTAACAATTCTGTTTTACCGTGTCTAGGTGGTGACAATATCATTTGTTGTCCACCTTCTTCTATAGCTTTGTTTAGTGCTTTAATCCATTTCTTATGAAATGGTGCAGTTTCAAATGGTATACCTTTTTCTGTTAAGAAGTATCTGTTTCTAAATGCAGTAAAACTTTCTAGTGATTCAATAGCAGCATCAGGAACATCCCAGTCTTGTTGTGCTTTTTCTAATTCAACATCTTCTTGGTACGCTGCCATAAATCTTGATATCTGTGCTTTACTGACTTTAAGTAATCTAGCAGCTTCATCTCTTGTAATACTGTCTTGTAATACTTCGTGAATAATTCCATCTTGTACGAACTTTTCATAAACATTCCCACGTCTAGCACTAGCACGTCCATCTTGAGATTCAGTTTTCTTCTTAGGCTTTTTAGCATTAAGATTAGTTTTCTTTTCAGGAAGTATATATGCCTCACCATTTTGTTTAGCTCTCCATTTACGTTTATCAATTAACTGACGACATTTGTCTGAACAAAATTTTCTTTGACCTTTAGGTAATAAATTTGCACAGTCAGGTACTGCACATACTACGTTTACCATTTAACTCTATCAGCCCACCAGGCTGCCGACATCTTCCCCTTTTTAATATTCTTAGCGTGCCTTGCTTTAAAAGATTTACGTCTTGCTTTCTCCTTAGCAGACGATGGACTTTTACCTGCACCTGATACACCCTGTTGTCCAAATCTAATTAGCTTCATCTTATGACCTTCTTGAGCTAAAACAACGTGTGACTTAGTAGGATGCTTAGGTGTACGTTTAGGTTTATTAACACCTGACAATCCGTGTTTCTTTAATAAATTTTTCTTACGTGCATCGTGTGCCATTACTTAGCCTTCCTCTTACGAACAGCTCTTGACTTCTGAACTTTTTTCAAATCTATATACCGTCCTTCTTTATAAGCCTTAGCTGTACTTCTAATCTCACTTGCCACAGACGACTTAGAATTTTTTTTATTCTGTAAATACTTAGCAGGTACGCCCTTCTCATATTTAACCTTACGTCTACTTTTTTTTCGCACGTTTTTTCCTTAAGTCAGTATCGTGTTTACGAGAACCTCTAACATAACTATTTACTCTACCCATAGCCCAAGCTGCCATAGAAGCAGACTTAGAACCTGAAGATAGATAAGCACCTTGTCCTCGTCTATATACTGTAGCTAGTGTACCATACGAAATACCTGATTTTTTAGCTTTAGCTTGTAAAGTTCTTTTAGTACTAGCATTAATAGGTTTACGTGCAGGTTTTTTTTTAGGAGGCATTTCCACCTTTCCATTTTTTACACCAACCAAACTCTGATACCAATGCTTTCCATAATGTACAGTTGCCTGTATTTTCGTAATACACACAGTTACTACATTTCTGATTACCTTTAGGTCTTAATTGATATGCGTCTGGTAATGGCATTATTCTTCTTCCATCTTCTCTAATAAAGCAATGGTATTTTCATTATGGTCTAAAACAAACTTATCCATTAAAGCAGCAACTTTTTCAGGATTAGTCTTTTTAATAATCATAGTCTTTTCAACTTGCATACCACCACAAGCGTTAGCTAATTGTATAGCCCATTTCTGTAACAACTTTGGTTCAGAAAAAATATTTTTTGAATCCATTATTTCTTTTTCATCTTTCTTAAAGTCTTAGCAAGTTGAGCTTGCTTAACTGTTCTAGTGTCGTATCTCTTAGGACTCTTAAGAACCTTAGCTGAAAACTCTTTAGTAGT